GCTAGAGCAATCTGTTACCTAATGTCTAGTACATATACTGGACATATTGATATTGGAACAGGTGAGACCACAACAGTTAGAGAATTAGCAGAAGCATTTGGTCAGGCAAATCTACCAGTCAAGGAGCATACACCAGGCGAGAGAGATGTCACATGTGCTGACACTACTGCCTTGCGTGGGATGGGATGGTTTCCAAGAGAAAAAGTTTTAGATTCTATTCCTGAGGGAAAACCGAACTTTAATTACCGATAATCGGGGAAAAAAAGTCGGGAATTTTTTTGAGCCACAGGATTTATGTAACAAATTTGTTACAGTTCTGGTCTTATACATAGTTATGTGTTATAATACACACATCGTTCATCTCTATTCAGGAGACGCAAGTAAGCCGACGCGGAACGGATCGTTCATCCTATGTTTCAGATTGCATTGCCGTTATTACTGTTTGCTCAAGCACCTATGCTTGATTGCGAGACCTATGACTGGCTTGTAGGTAACATGGATAGTTCAACTTCCATGACTACCTCAGATAAAGCAAGTGTTAGATCTGCTATTATGAAGCAAACAGATTCAGCATGTTTTGAAGCAGTGGACGCAAACGCCGACTAAAGGAACGGAATAAAATCCAACTACTTTAGGGAGTAATCCAATGGCAAAAGTAACCTATCGTGGTGTCCAGTACGACACTACCGCTAAAAAAATCTGCACTGCAGATCAGAGACCTCTTACTTATCGAGGCATGAAATATGTCAAGGAGGTAAAGTCATGCTCAAAAGCATAAATTAATCTTACTTGGATTATATTAAGAGGGGTTTGACACCCCTCTTTTTTTATAATATAATATACACGCAGAGAATTTATGGCACTACACATGCGGGAACAAGTACTTAGAGCGTTATTAGCACATGCTCAGGGTGAAATTGAGAGACATAAGGTAAATGTCAATATATTTTTGGAACATCCTGTTGGAGTTGCTGAACATCCTGATGCATTACAAACTATTCAGAATGAGATAGATGCTATTGCTAAATATCATGATCAAATAGAAGTAATTAACAAATACTTCAAAGCACCTGGTTCTAGAGAGATTTTAAGTGAATAAGGGCAAATTGAAAGTATTGACTATGGCTCTTAAGGAGATTGTAGAGGAATTGGAGTCAGAAATTTATTCTGACACTGAAGCATATGCTGTTCATGATGATGGACCAGATGAAGTATGGGATGATGATGATGGATACCCCGATTGATTGGAGATATTCTGATGAAATGCTTAAGGCAAGGCAGTCTGCCCTGTCAGTGCTTTTGTCTAAATACGGTAGTGACCCGAAGCAATCTAGAGCAATTTATGAATGTGCTCATGATTGGGTATCCCAAGGGAATCGCATTACAGCGGGTCTAGTTAATTTTTTTAAAGTCTATTATGAGGTTAAAGGAGACAATCAAACTGGTCAAGAAAGCATTGAAACATCCTGAGATGTACTCTCAGGATGAATTGTCTTATATGCGAAGAGCTAAGAAAAAGGCAAAGGCAGCACTTAAAATGAAACAATTGAGGAGATTACAAAATGACGGTAAAACTGATTCAAGTAACACCGAAGCCTGAAGAGCAAATGGCATATATTGCCAGAGTCTCTAACCCCAATAATCAAGATAATCCAAATTTCGCAGGTCTTCTAAAATATTGTATTAAGCATAATCATTGGTCTGTATTTGAACAAGCATATATGACGCTTGAAATAGAGACTACTAGAGGTCTTGCAGCTCAAATTTTGCGTCATAGGTCATTTACTTTCCAAGAGTTTTCTCAGCGTTATGCTGATACTAATCTTTTAAGTGAAAATATTACTGTTCCTGAACTTAGACATCAAGATAAAGAGAATAGGCAGAATAGTATAGATAATGTTGATGCACATAAACAGCAGACATATGAGATTAAGATAAGAAAACATTTTGAAGATGCATTGGAGTTATATAATGATATGTTGAAAAATGGTATTGCTAAGGAGTGTGCTAGATTTGTACTTCCACTTGCTACACCGACAAAATTGTATATGACAGGTTCTTGTCGTTCATGGGTACATTACATAGATCTTAGATCTGCTCATGGTACTCAGAAGGAGCATATGGTTATTGCAGAGGAATGTAGAGCAATTTTTGCTGAACAATTTCCATCAGTTTCAGAGGCATTAGGTTGGTTATGAAGGGTACTAAAGTTCATCATTTTGCGAGTAATCCTCCAGAGTCTCCTTATTGTCCTTATTGGAATTTTGTTATTGCTGAAAAAGTTCTTGATATTGATGTAGAAGAACTTGGTAAATTGATCTTAGAACGGCAAAGCGAAAAATATTTGATTACTGATGGTCCTACTGGTTGTGATTCATATTTTTTTAATGTATTAAAATGGGATTCTCCAGTATGTAAACAACTCCATCAAGAAATTATCAAATTTCATGACGAGTATTTAGAAGGTACTAATCAGACTAGTACAGATAATTTGAAGATTAGGTGTTGGTCAAATGTAATGTCTAAAGGTGATCAAATTCAGAGGCATTGTCATGACGATTGTGGGTATTGTTATCTTAGTGGGCATATGCATATTAAATGTGAAGATACTACGACTAATTACTATCACCCATACAATAATAATTCTGTATATCCAATAGAAAATGTACCTGGAGGAATCACTTTATTTCCTTCATGGGTTCCTCATGATACAAGTGTTCATCAGGGAGATTCTGAGAGAATCATAGTTGCTTTTGATATATACTTGGAAGGTAATCCATTAGCTTCTATGGACCATGAAGGCGAATTAATTTATTTAAGATAATGAGTAATGTAATAATACATCCTTTTCAGTCAGGACAACCCCAAACACCATATGCTCCTTTTTGGGATTATGTGATTGCATGTAAACAAATTGATCTTGATGTAAAAGAACTTGCTAGAGTTATTTTGCTTGAGGAGAAAGTTATAATTGAGAAATATTCAGAAGGGGATGAAGGACATTTTAAATATAGAAATGAAAGTGATGGATATACTGGATTGGGAAAGGATAGTTTAACTTCTAGATTTAGTTATTATAATCTATTGTCTTGGGATTATCCTGTTGTGAAGGATCTTTTTAATGCTATTAAAATATTTCATAATGAGTATGTGCAAGGTACTATTGGAAAGTATGTAAAACAACCATCGTTAAGTGTTAGATGTTGGGCTAATGTGATGAGGAAAGGTCAACAGATCCATAAACATGCTCATTCAAGTCATCCTCATTCATATCTTAGTGGACATTTTTGCGTTCAGTGTAAAGATACTTCGACCATATATTATGGTCTATATAATGATGCGGAATATCCAATAGAAAATGTAAATGGTCAAATGACATTGTTTCCAACATGGACATGTCATAAGACTAGTAGACATGTTGGAGATGATGAGAGGATTACAATTGCTTTTGATATAACTCCAACTGTTGTTCGTTCTGGTAATGAAACAAGTGTTGCTACTTCTCATTCAGATAATTTAATTACCTTATTCTAAATAAAAATTATGCCTACTTATCCTGTAAAAAATTTAAAGACTGGTGAAGAGAAAGAACTCTACATGACTATGAAAGAATATGATGAGTGGAAGGATGCTAATCCTGATTGGGATAAAGATTGGTCTAAAGGTGTCGGTGGAACTGCCGAGGTAGGAGATTGGCGCAATAAATTAGATGGAGGTTGGAATGAAGTACTAGATAGAGTAGGAAAGAAATCTCCTCGTTCTAATGTTAAAAAGTTCAACAATTACTAACTTATGCCTAGAAGAAAAAAGACTGCACCAATAGGAATTGGTTTGACTGCTAAACAAATGAAGCGGAAAAAACCTATTAATACTGATTTTTTAGTTAATATAACACCGTTAACAGATAATCAAAAAGAACTTTTTAAGGCGTATGAGCAAGGTAATCATCTTTTTGCATATGGTTGTGCTGGTACAGGTAAGACCTTTATAGCACTCTATAATGCACTTAAAGATGTTTTGGATGAAAGAACTCCTTACGAAAAGATTTATGTTGTAAGGTCTCTTGTTGCTACTCGTGAGATTGGATTTCTTCCTGGAGACCATGAGGATAAATCATTCCTTTATCAGATTCCTTATAAGAATATGGTAAAGTATATGTTTGAGATGAATAGTGACGCAGATTTTGAGATGCTATATGGCAATCTTAAGACTCAAGATACTATTTCATTTTGGAGCACTTCATTTATTCGTGGAACAACCTTTGATAATGCTATTATTTTGGTTGATGAAGCACAAAACTTGAATTTTCATGAACTTGATAGTATAATAACTAGAGTTGGAGAAAACAGCAGAATTATATTCTGTGGTGATGCTACTCAATCTGATCTTACAAGAGATAGAGAGAGAAATGGTATCCTCGATTTTATGAAGATTATAGAGCAGTTAGATTCTTTTTCATTAATTGAATTTGGTATCGATGATATTGTTCGTTCAGGTCTTTGTAAGGAATATCTAACTACTAAATTAGCATTGAGTATGTAATGTTTAATCATGTACCAGCGAATCTCACTCCTTTGGAGAGGGAAACGATTGATGGTGTGAGATACTATAAGGTTCCCGATCTTGAGGAATATCTTAAATTAGTATCAATTACTTCGGTAACTAGTCACTATAATAGAGAAAAATTTGCTAAATGGCGAAAGAAAGTTGGCGACAAAGTTGCTGATGAAATTACTCGTAAAGCGACTAGTCGGGGTACTGACACTCATACTTTAATTGAACATTATTTACTTAATGAAGATCTTCCTACGGTTCAACCACTATCAGACTATCTCTATAAGATTGCGAAACCTACCCTTAACAAAATTGACAATATACATTCGTTAGAGGGTGCTCTTTATAGTAAAGAGTTGGGTATTGCAGGTACAGTAGATTGTATCGCAGAGTATGAAGGGGAATTAGCAGTTATTGACTTTAAGACCTCTAAAGCACCTAAACCACGAGCGTGGATTGATGGTTACTTTGTACAAGCAGCAGCATATGCGTGTATGTATTATGAACTAACAGGTGTTGCTGTCAAAAAACTAGTCATTATTATGGCATGTGAGGATGGTGAGTGTGTTGTGTATGAAGAGCGAGATAAGATGAAGTATATGAGATTACTTGTTACTTACATTAAAACCTTCCTCAATTATCAATTACAATTACATGGAAAATGAATTTACTACAGCATTAAGTAAAAAGTTTATGAATCCAGCGAAGTTTGCGTTGGAGATAGAAAAACTTGTTAAACAAGAGAATATCAATTATATCGATGCTATTGTTCTTTTTTGCGAAGAGAATA